AGCGTTCCAAAAAGGCTGGAAAGTTGGCGACCTCCCATTCCAATACGCTTTGGAGCAAACCGACTGGTGGAAAACAACTACCGCTAGCGCACGCGCATGGCAAGAAAAACTGATTCGTGACCCAGAAACAGCAAGAAGCGATCTTGATACACGAATGGCGTTGCTTCGTGGTGTCGCACAAGACATGGGCATCACCCTCAGCCCAGAATCCCTCGAACAATTGGCAACAGATTCCATCATCCTGAACTTCCAGTTGACATCACAGTACGAAGATGTGATTGGATCTGAGGCCCGCAAGTCCGCTGGTGGCGTGTCTCAATTGCGGTACGGATTTGTTGGCGATTCGATTCGCAAGGTAGCAAACCAGTACGGTATCGCCCTATCGGACATCACCTTCAATGAATGGGTTGACAAGATCGCTGTCGGTGCAGAGTCGGCGGAAACGTTTGAGGCGTATGCATCTCAGACGGCTCGCAATTTGTATCCGTCGTTGACCAGCGGTTTTGAGCGTGGTTTGACGTTCGGTCAGATGACTGATCCGTATGCTCAGATTGCATCTCGTATTTTGGAGATTCCGTGGGCGCAAGTTGATTTTACGGATCCGAAGTGGGCTGCCGCTTTTACTATGCGCAACGATAAGGGTGATCAAACTCAGATGTCGTATGGGGAGTGGGCTGATTATCTGCGTACTAACAAGTCTTTTGGTTATGAGTACACGGATGAGGCTGTCAGTAAGGCGTATACCATAGTCAATGATTTGGCTGAAGCATTTGGGAGAGCGTAATGGCGCAACCTATTGAGACACCGTTCGGTACGTTTATTGAAACGTCGCCTGGGAACTTTGAGTTCTATAACCCTCCTGCTGCCCCGGCTGCCCCTGCTCCGGTTCCCGCTGCTCCTGCTCCTGCAACGTCTGGTTCTGGCCCTGGAACCAGCCGTCCTGGTGGTACAGCATCAAAACCCAAGGCACAGAATAGAGGCCCGAAGGATTGTCCTGGGGGATATATATGGAGCGAGGAACGCCAACAATGCGTAATAGATCCCAACGCTTCAATCGTGACAAAAATCTATATTCCTGGTGCTTATGACGACGTAGAAAAAAAAGATCCATTTACCGATCCGACACGCAAACCAATCGGTGCGCCCGAAGGGTTTGACTATGTGTGGACTGGCTCACGATGGGAACTCCAAGAGGTAGCCCAGCGAGGGCCGACGCAATCACAACGCCAGTCAGCCCTCGATGTCATCACCGCCCTACTAGAAGACTACGGTCTTACCGGCCTCAGCAACTTCGTTTACGATCTCGTATTCAAAGAAGATGTGATGAGTGGCGACGATGTTCTTGCTCGTATCCGTGCAGATAAGGGCCAGGCAGGAGAGATATATCGGGCACGTTTTGCAGGTAACGTCACCCGCCGTAAAGCCGGTCTAAATGTTTTGCCTGAAAAAACGTATATCGGTATAGAAAACCAGTTTTCTCAGACGATGAAAGCAGCAGGATTGCCGTCAGGTTTCTACGATTCGCCCGACGATTTCGCCGCATTGATCGGTGCGGACGTTTCACCAAGCGAACTTGTGTCCCGCATCAACGAAGGATACCTTGCTGTTCAGCAGTCAAACCCCCAGGTCACAGCCGAAATGCGCCGCCTTTACGGGGTGGACGATTCTATGCTGGCCGCCTACTTCCTTGACCCGGAAAGGGCTACACCCATTCTTCTGCGTCAAGCCAACGCCGCCCAAATTGCGGCTGAAGGAACTCTCCAGGCTCAACGGCAGATTTCGGCTATGACTGCCGAAGAACTGGCGGTCGCCGGAGTAACCCAGGAAGTTGCCCGAGAGGGATTCCAGCGAATTTCGGCAGCCGAAGAACTATTCGTAGCCCTGCCCGGCACCACCGAACAAGCAATCACCGAACAAGAACAAATCGGTGGTGTGTTCGGAACATCAGCCGCCGCACAGCAACGCATCCGCCAACGCTCACGCGAACGGCAAGCCATGTTCGAAGCAGGTGGACGTTTCGCCGGTCAAGGAACAACAGTCACCGGACTCCAGTAACCCTTTACTAGCAACAGTTTTCCTGTATACTCGTACCGATGCCAATAGGCAGGAACCCCCACAAGGGGAGTAAGCAGCGACCGGCCTTGCCTCCGAGGTTGGTTTGGGCAAAGGAGTGTACATATGGACGACAGCATCGACTTCGATGAAACTCAGGACTCCGGACGGAACCCGCTTCGCGAGCGGATGAAGCAACTGGAAGCCGAGAACGCAACCTTGCGGGAGCAGGCGGCGTCAGCGTCCGAAGCAGCCCGAAAGTTGGCTTTCGTGGAAGCAGGGGTAGACCCCAGCCTCCCGGTCGCCAAATACTTTATGAAGGGCTACGACGGCGAACTGACACCCGACGCAATCCGTCAGGCAGCAATCGAAGCGCAGATCATCTCAGATCGACAGGCCGCCCAAGTTCAGCAGGAAGCAGCAGCGTGGCAACAGACCACACAAGCCGCAGCCGGGAACACCACAGGCGAAGCCCCCGTCGATATTGTGACCCGCATTTCTAATGCGAAGTCGCAGCAAGAGGTGGAGATGTTGTTGGCCGAAGCACGTCAAGCCCAAGCCTCCCTCTAACCGCTTCGGTTGGGGGGAACAACCTCACTTGAAGGAGTGAACCCCAATGGCAAACGAAACCACCACCTCATCGGTGTCGGTTGATCAGGTCGCATTTGACCGGATTGCGTACTTCGCTCTCCGCTCAGAACTCCTGTTCGACCAGGCTGCCGATGTCCAGCCCACCGCTCAGTCGATGCCCGGAACGGGCGTGACCTTCACGATCTTCAACGATCTGTCGGCTGCGACTAGCACCCTCAACGAAGTCACCGACGTTACCCCTGCCGCCATGAGCGACAGCCAGGTTACGGTGACCCTCAACGAATACGGCAACGCCGTCATCACCACCGCCAAGTTGCGTGGCACCGCCTACCTCGACGTGGACGCTGTTGCGGCCAACGTGGTCGGCTACAACGCTGGTGACTCCATCGATCAGATCGTCCGTGACGTTCTTGCCGGTGGCTCCAACGTCGTGTACGCAGGCGGCGGATCAACCACCCCGTCCAGCCGTGCAACGGTCGAGGCTGAGGATGTCATCGAAGCGAACGACGTTCGCAAGGTGACCGCCCAGTTGCGTAAGGCGAACGCCGCCACGTTCAACGGCCTGTACATGGGCTTCATCCACCCGGACGTGTCCTACGATCTCCGCAAGGAGACAGGCGCAGCCTCGTGGCGTGACCCGCACGTGTACCAGGACACCGCTGGCATCTACAACGGTGAAATCGGAGCCTTTGAAGGTGTCCGTTTCATCGAGACGCCCCGCGCCAAGATCTTTGCGGATGCTGGCGCAAGCAGCACGGTGGACGTGTACTGCACGCACATCATGGGCCGTCAGGCTCTCGCCAAGGCACACTCGGCCAGCGATGGAAATGGCTCGGTTCCGCGCATCGTGCGTGGCCCGGTCGTGGACACTCTCGCCCGTCTCCAGCCGATCGGCTGGTACTGGTTGGGTGGCTACGGACGGTTCCGTGAGGCCAGCCTCCGTCGTATCGAGTCGTCGTCTTCGCTCGGCGCGAATACCTGATCCAGTTAGTTCGCAGGTCGGGGCGCGCCTTTATGGTGCGTCCCGGCCTGTTCTCACATAAGGGAGCATTATGAGCATTTCTAACTATGCCGAACTGGAAATTCTGGATCATCTGACTGGCACCGCTTCGTGGACTGCACCTTCGTCGGTGTATCTGAAGTTGCACACCGGAGATCCCGGTGAGGACTGCACGTCTAACGCTGCGACCGAGGCGACCCGTAAGGTTGTCACGTTTTCGGCGGCTGCTTCCGGCTCGATTGCGTCGTCTGCGACGGTTGAATGGACGAATGTTTCTACTACGGAGACATACAGCCATTGGTCGTTGTGGGATGCTTCGACTGGCGGTAACGCTTTGTGGTCGGGGGCGTTGTCGTCTTCGGCTGCTGTGACTGC